CCTAGAACTGAGAACATTTACTGGGGTGATTGGTTGGGGTTTGGTCGCACTCATGTGGTGCAACAAAACACCCTAACATATGTTTTTGCTGAGAAACCTGAGCAGAAACTTATCATTGCACCTCACACCAAAGTAACAGTTACTGGTGCATTTTGTGATGCAGAGTGTGAACCACTGGATGAAATCTTTGATGATACTGCTATCATCAAGTGGGTGCAACCTTCTGTTGATCGTATCCCACCAACTGAATTTGACATCACTGATATTGACACAAGCAAGGTACAGTTTATGAATCCCTCAGAGGCATCTGTGGCACTCCGTAACATCAATGGACTGATACGTGAGGGTGTAGAGTTGACTGACACTGTATTGCTTGATGTGCTTGGTTGTGTCTACCTCACAAATCTGTATCAGATGGTTGTAGAAATGAAAGAAGAAGTGATGGACAGTTTTATTATCAATGATGCACCAATGTCCTTCATTTTTGATGATATTGAGGTTGATGGTGAGGGGTTTGTTATGAAGAATGAGTATGGCACATTCAAACTAGTTGATCGCCCAATGTTTGCCTATGCTAACTTCAACTCAGGCAAATTTGCTAACAAATAATGTTAGTTACCTCTAAAGTGGACCTATGGTATGAACAACACTATCAGAAACATCCTGGACACACTTCCCACATTCATTGCTGAAATGGATGCAGATTGGGAGATGACTGTTGACTATGTTATGTCGCAGATTCAACCAACAATCCCAGAATGGGCAATGATTGAGAAAGTTTATGATGAGGCAGTTGCATGAACATTACTGACCAAATTTTTGAACCATTCAACACTTTTTGTATGCAAACTGCAAATCTTTCTCCCAAACAAAAACTGAATAATGAACTTGACAAGACAATCTTTCTGACTGAAGCACTCATTGAGCAGTGCAATAACACATGGAAAGTAAATGCTCTTGAGTCCAATCGTTCTCTTTATCATCATCTTGAGATGGAGATTGGCAGAAAGTATATTAAAGTATGGGAGCAACTTATTCGTGATGGTGAAAAAGATACAGCAAGAAGTTGCTTCATGTTCATTGATAAGTATAGTGGTGCAGTTTACAAACCAGCATCATACAAAGCACCTGCAAAAGGCATCAGGTTTTGGATCAATCAACTAGCAGATAATCCAGATCTTTGTGATCCTTATGGTTCATTTCTTTACAGAAGTTAATAAATAGGAGCAAAAGATATGCAAGCAATAGTGACAGAAAATCAAACAATTATTGAAGTGCCTGATGGTGCAGAATTGATTGATGATGTGTTTTATGTGTGGGAAACTAGGTTTGGATTGTTTTCCACCATGACAAAAGAGGGCAGGAAGATGCTCACTGGAGGCACCAAAGATGCAGCAGTTACAATGACACGCTGGCACCTAAAGTGTGAGCAGGATGGTACACTTGATCAACATTCACGTGTGATTGGTAGTGCTATTGTGGGAGGAAAACTGTAGGTAGATTGTTAGTTACCTCTAAAGTGGTCCTATAGTGTAAGCACATCAATCCATGAAACCTTATCCACTTGGTATTGACAATCCCATCCTAGTCAAGGGTGTGATGGGTTCACATAAGTGGGCATTGTATTGGAGGAAAGATATGCAAAAGATTGCAACATTCTCCAATCAATTCACTGCTTACCAGGCAAGATCTTTTATCCTTGAATCATTATGACACACAAAAATCCCTATGCGCAGAATCTCATTGAAATGGGATATGATGAAACTGATGTTAATGTAGCATCAACAATGTTTCAGAAGAAAGAGTTTCCTCTGACAATGTATGGCAGAACATACAACACTGAAGAGGAGTATTTCTCTGCAATTCATGACTTTATGAATGGAATGTGATGCAAACAACAACAGCAACTTATTCAATTCAAGTTACATTACCTGGAGGACATTTATCCTTTCTAAAGGATATGCCAACCAAACCAAAGACGCATAAAGGTATTAAAGCACAGAACAATAAGTTATCAAAATGGGTAGAAAAATGCTATCCTGACTTTACATCTTATGAAGTTATTCTCCTTGATTCCTGATGAACTACACACTCAAACAACTGCAAGAAAGAGTCAACAAACTGATTGAACAACAGGGTGAAAATGCACATTGTGCTGCATGGATTTACACCAAAGAAGATTGTCATCTAAAGGATGAAAATGGTGAGTTTGAAGTATATGAGGATGGTGGTCAGACTGTAGAAGATCCTGAATTGATTGAGCGCATCTTCAATGATGTTGGCAATGTGGATTACATTTATCAGGTGATTCAGGAGTCTGTTGATGAAGCAACAGAAGAGCAATTCATGGTCCTTCAGCAGGAGTTAGTCTGAAATGTATCTACCAAAGAGTGATTGGAACAGGGCAACATACAGGGAGTTGAAAGCGATTCTAAATGAGTTGCCTGAGCGTTATCTAGATCAGACTGCTACAGTATGCACAGAGGATGAAGAATACAAGGGGTTTAGTATAGCATGGTCTGGAGAAGGTCATCAGGTTCTTGATGCTGACCACATGTTTTTTGCAGTGTATTAAAGTTAGTTACCTCTAAAGTGGTCCTATAGTGTAAGGGTGCAGACTTCTCCCACTGATTGCTTCTCTCTAAGACTTCTCTCAGTTGGTTGTTTCTCTGACCCACAAAACATTTTTTTACTTTCATCATGCGTAAAATTGAACAACAAATGATCAATGCAATCAAGTCTGAAACTGATTGGAAATCAGGCAACACAAAAGTTGTTAATTTCTTTAATGATGGTGACAAATGTGTAGTCTCTTCAGTCTTCCTTCATGGTAACAAGATTGCTGAGGTTACTGATACTGACATGACAATCTTTGATGGTGGATGGCAAACTAACACCACAAAATCCAGACTCAATGCACTTTGTGATGAGTTTTGCATTGCTGGTGAAGGAGTTTTTCAGAAAGATTTCAAGTGGTTTGTTCGTAAGTTTGCTGGACAAAAGGGTGCTGATAAAGTATTTGTAAATGAAGAATTCACCTCTGGTTTTGTATTTGCATGAGAATCTTTCTTCTGGCATTTGTCACCATCATTGGGGCAAACATCTTCATCACTGTTATGAACTCCAAAACAGTTTCTAACATTCAAGAGAGAAATGCTGCCATTGAGGCACTCATGAATCCCCCTTCAGATACAATCAAATGACTACATCCAATCTCTCTAAAATCAAACCTAAGTTTCGCACTTCAGGTAACATCACTGGGAACTTTGGAAGACCTAAAGTGAAGACCAATGGTAACACAAACCTAGGGTTATCTGATAAACCCAAAGGTGCAATTAAGGTGACAAGAGAGAAGGACTATATTAACAGATTGTATGATGCCCTTGATGTAACAGATGACCCAAAACTTAAAAAGTTTCTAACATTTGAAATCAAAAAGTATCTCATCAAAACTAACCAATGGAGCAACTGATCATGGACAAAGAAAAACTCATTCAAATCAAAAAAAGGTTCTGCGCAGATGTAGTAGACTCTATGGATATTGATACACTGATTGAGATTGTATATGATCAACTTATTGAGAGTTATGCTAATTATGATGAGCAAGATATGATGTTTGAAATAACAGATTTCTACAATGATAAGGGAGAGGAATATAATAACCTACTGAGAGAGGTTAGCGCCAAAAATATAAACTATGCAGGAACCACTATCTAACAATCATCATGCAAATGCCTGTTTCATTACATTCAACCACCATGAACAAAGAATCACTCATTGAAGCATATGTTACCAGGGTCATTGATGGTCTAGACTTGGATGATTGTCTTGCTATTCTTCATGATTACATGACCAAATCTTATGATGATTATTCTTACTCAGAGATGGAAGAAGAGGTGAAAGAGTATTATCCAGAGTTGCTTGATTCTGATACTGAACCAGATGAATCTACTGGATGGAACTAACACCTAGTTGACTATGTGGGGCAAATGAGTTATACTATGTGGAGCACATGTGTGGGTCACATAGTAATGCCCTTCTCCTCTAAGTTTCCTAATCTAGGTAAGACTGTGAAGACTAGAATCCCTGAATCATGTTATCACCATATCATCCTATTATTGGATGAGTATGAGAGGATTGCAGAGTCAAAAGGGACCATCTTTTTAGAACAAATGCAAGGAAGATTGGAGGAGAGTTTGAGTAACATAGTGTGACTATGTGGGGCACATAAAATGTCAGTGTGGGGCACACATCTGGGGCACATAGTTGTATATGGGGCACATGGAAAAAAGGTGAGAATAAATGTACCTGGGTGTTGTTATTTTAGCGTGCAGTCTATCATCAAACCTCACACATGTCAACCCCTCACAGACACTCTGAAAACTGCACATAGTCCCTTGACAGATACACTGAAATGACCTATATTGTAAGGGTGAAAGATACAGATAAGACCTACCACTAACTAACACACTGGGCAACAAATCATGGGGAGACTCATGAACAGTGTAAGACCCAGTATTACACCCACTAAATCACACTTTTATTATGTCAATCACACAGTGCTTTGATGCTCTGGACTATGCTGAGAATGGCACTGAGTTGCTGTTACTCTTGGATGCAGTTGTGGCACTTTATTGATACTAACTCATGTGCCCCATATATGTTGTTTATGTGGGGCACATATAAAAAACATTGTTAGTTACCTCTAAAGTGGATCTACAGTGTAAGCATGACTCAATCACACATGACCACATCTTTCCAGACAAATCTCACAGATCAATCATACAATGGTTGGACCAATTATGAGACCTGGAATGTTGCCCTCTGGTTGCAAAATGATGAGGGTTTGTATCACCTTGCCTGTGAATGGGCAGAGCATGGATACAAGTCACTGTCCCACATGTTGATGGAATTCTCTCCTACAACTCCTGACAATGTTAAGTGGGATGATGATAGTCTCAACATTGTAGAATTGAATGAGATGCTCAGTGAACTCTGACATCTTGTGAATCACAGTGTTGTGAATATGACAGTGATTAGGGGCGTGATGTAATGTCCGCCCTAGGGCGTAGTGGGGTCTAAGGATAAAAATAACCCCCCCCCTACGAAAAGACCGGTCTATGCTAACCTACAAAAGTATATTCCTGAGAGGTCTTTTTATGCCTCTTTTTTTGTGCCCCCATATATAATTCCGTAACAGAAACCATTTTATGAAAAAAATTTCCCCAGAAAATTTTTACCACATATACTTGAAGGACAGATGTGTATATAACAACC